GAAATATAGTGATAATAAATTTAGTGTCAACTTATTTTTGAAAAATATTTACTTCGATAGGGTAATAAGTTTTTTCTTGACGGTCCCACTTTAATAATTTGTATTTACCATTAGTTGTATCTGAAACTAAAGAGCAGACTACACCAATAATTGCAGGATCACCTGACAATAAAAGATAATCATCTTCAGTATAGTTCTTTAGAAGAGTTCTAAGTTTCATAACCAAAGGCCCTGGTGAATGAATCATTTGTGAAAACTCTGGAAGCAATGACACAATCTCACCATATTTCTGTGCACCAACAATATTATATTTAGGTTCACCTTTGCTGGTTCCTGGTATGTCTTGGATTAAATAAACTTTGCTCATTGACTTTTTATCTTTCAGATAATATATAACAATTAGAAAGTAAAAGTAAACATGAATTATAAATTTAAAACGAAGCCATATGAGCATCAGTTAAAAGCGTTAGAACGTTCTTGGGATAAAGAATATTTTGCCTATTTTATGGAAATGGGTACAGGTAAATCTAAGGTATTAATAGATAATGCTTCAATGCTTTACGATAAAGGCGAGATAAATGGCCTGTTATTGGTGGCACCAAAAGGTGTTTATAAAAACTGGTACGATGGTGAGATACCTACTCACATGGTAAATCACATTGAAAAGAAAGTTGTACTTTGGGAAACATCTAATTCGTCCATGGAAAAAATAAAAGAGTTAAATACACTCTTTGCAACTGGAACAGATTTTCATATTTTGGTTATGAATGTAGAGGCATTCTCATATCCAAAAGCCACAGAGTTTGCTAGACGTTTCTTATCTTGTCATAAAGCAATGATGGCAATCGATGAGTCTACAACTATCAAAACTCCTACAGCAAATAGAACTAGAAACATCATGACTTTAAAACCACTGGCTAAGTATAGAAGAATATTAACAGGTTCGCCTATTACAAACTCTCCATTAGATTTATTTAGTCAAGCAGCTTTTCTAGATAACTATCTGTTAGGCTTTGATTCTTTCTGGGCATACAGAGCGCACTACTGTATTATGAAAACAATGAATTTAGGATCGCGATCTGTTAGTGTGCCGGTTGGTCCAAACAAAAGAAATATACCAGAACTAGAGGAGAAGATAAAAAAATTTAGTGAACGTGTTTTAAAAGACGACTGTTTAGATTTACCTAAGAAAACATTCTTGACACGTAAGATAGAATTGACAGGCATACAGAAAAAACTTTACACTGAAATGAGAAAGTATGCGATCTCAGAATTAGAAGGAAAAGTTTGCTCTACATCTACAGTCATGGTGCAGTTGTTAAGACTACATCAAATATCTTGTGGTTACCACGCAACAGATGATGGTAAACCTCAACAACTTCCATGCAATAGATTAACAGAGTTAATGGATATACTTTGGGAGATATCAGGTAAAGCTGTTATCTGGTCTTACTATGTTGAAGACTGCAGAAGAATTATAGAAGAAATAAAAAAACATTTTGGAGAAAATTCTGTTGTAGATTATTACGGTGCAACAGCTACAGAAGATAGACAAAAAAATATTAAAAAGTTTCAAGAAGATCCTGAGTGTAGATTCTTTGTAGGTACAACAGGTACAGGTGGTTTTGGAATTACATTAACTGCAGCTAGTACAATGATTTATTATTCTAACGGTTATGATTTAGAAAAACGTTTACAATCAGAAGCACGTATTGATCGTATAGGTCAAACTAAACCTATGACTTACATTGATCTTGTTGCTGAAGATACAATAGATATTAAAATACAAAAAGCTTTACGGACTAAAATGAACATTGCAAGTGATGTGATGGGCGAAGAATTAAAATCTTGGATTTAAAAATTATTTTAGTTATGGGTTTACCTGGCGCAGGCAAAACAACGCTTGCAGATGCACTTGCTAAAAAAATTAATGCAAAAAGATTAAATGCAGACGAAGTAAGAAAAGCTGCTAACGATTGGGATTTTTCCGAGGAAGGAAGAAAGAGGCAGGCAAAAAGAATGGCTAAAGCAGCATTAAAATTAAAATCAAAGGGCCATCATGTGATTGCAGATTTTGTTGCTCCTACCCCTGAAGCAAGAAGCTTGTTTCCTGCGGATTGTATAATTTGGATGGATACTATAAAAGAATCCAGATTTGACGACACAAATAAAATGTTTGTTAAACCTAAAAAATATGATTTTCGTATAACAAAAAAAAATTTAAAAAAATCCTTTATCGAAAACTTTTTCCAATAGCAGAAGTGATACTGCCCCAACAGTACCCAATAACACCCAATAGATTTTATCTATCTTACCGCCCAAATCGTGAATACCTTCGTGCATATGTTTTACGTCTTTTTTTAATCCTGTAATATATCCATATATAGAAAGCAAGTGCTCTCTTGTACTCTTTGGTTTTAACTTATCTCCCGCTGGCATTATGTTATCATTCCTCTTGATCTTAATTTTATTGCTTTTTCTTCATCAGATAGTAAGGCGTTTTCAGCCATGGTCAATCCTTGATTCAGCTGCGCCGTTTGACCACTATTTATAACGTTTGGATTAGGCACTGCGCTTGAAACTTGTTTTGGTATATCTGGTGTTATTAATAATTCCGAAGTTTGTCTTGGTTTTATTAAATACTTTTCTAAATTTAAATCAAAATCTTTATTTAATTTTAATTCAATCATATCATTTTCCATTCTTTCTATAATAGATAATACTCTTTCGTTTAATATATTAGGTATTTTTTTATCTCTAGCTAAATCTTCAACACCTGCGACCTGTCCTTTTGAAATTAATAATGGAAAAAAGACATTGTTTTCTATATCACCATATAAAGGCAACTCACCCCTTACGCCAAACAGTTCTTCAATAACATCATCTCGCATACCTAAAGTTTTAACTGCATCGTATACTCTTCTTAACTTACTCATATCTTCGTAAAAAGATTTATTAGCTTCAAAGTATTGTCTAATAATTTGATTTTCATCTGTAACAGGATCACCTGTTCTTAAACCTTCAAATATTTTTTTAGCCTCGTTTCTTTTTGCTTCTTGAAACTCTGCTATTTTAAAGTTTAAGTTTGTTTTTAGTTGTAGTGGCACTTTTCTGAAACCTACAAATCCTAATAATTCATCTGGTATTTCATAGTTTACACCTTTTTGAGATTTATTTTGCATAGCGTTAATTAATCTTTTTAGCTGCGGTAATGATCCAGGTGATAATGTGTATGCAACGTGTCTAGTAGATTTAGTCCACTTAGTCATCAAACTATCTTCTGGATTCCAAACAGGACTACCATTATCTTTAATACCATTTCTAATCATAACGTCTGCTACTGCACCAACCCAAATAGATTCTGAGAAAAATGGTTCTAATACTTTACCTAAAGCTCTTGATAAACCATTTGCAAAACCAACAATTAGCGGATCATTTTCATCTGCAGCTTTTGCTTTTTCAACATTAGCTACAATAGTGTTAACCGGTTGAATCATAGTATCATAAAAGAATCCATGACTAAAATCTATGTATTTGTATTTACCATCTTCGTATACACCGATGATTGTATTATCTTCTGACCACGTTGGAAGTATTTCTCTCATAGCTATTATCTTTTCTTTTCCTAAACCATACAATGCAGAACCTGCGCTCATTGCTGCAAGAGGAAAGAAACCATAAGTTAAAGCTTGACCTGTTAATCTTTTCATACCAACAGCTTGTAATACAGGATCTTTCATTTCTTTAACTGCAAGCATAGTTGTATTACCACCTGTTCTAAAAATTTCTGAAGGGAACGATGCGAAACTTCCTAGTGGTGATCTTCTAATACCTTTTACAAAATCAGATACGTACGCATAGTTAGGAACTGTTTCTCTAACTATCTTTGCTGCCTGTTTCATGATGTTTAAGTCACTAGGCATTTTTTTAATTATACCATCTTTTAAAGCTTGTTTGTAAGCTTCTTTATATTTATATCCTTCTGCTAAAAAGTTTGTAATTCTAAATACATCATCTTCAGCTGTATATAAATCTTGAGCTACGTTATATAATTTTTTAAATTTTTGTGTTGTTGAATTAACTAATTTGTTAAAAAATACTTCAGCTGTTTCATTGCTTTTACCAGCTCTTGTTATATCACCAAACAAACCTTCAATATCTCTAGCTATTACGTTTTGATTTACCACACCTTCTTCTAATAAAAACTGGTATAGTCCTTGATCTTGAGGCGTGTTTCTAAATCTAGGGTTTCCTGTTGCTCGATACAATAACTGTGGTTGTGCAGATTTTACAGCTTGTGTAAAAAACTCTGCTAGTTTTTGTGGTGGTATTAAAATGTTACCACTGTGTACTGTAGTAAATACCGCAGAAAAAAAGTTTCTTAAATGGGTAAAAGGACCAAGAATAGTTTTACCAGCCTGTGATATACCTTTTGGTATTAACAACATAGCTCTGTATGGAAGTGATCTTGTTAACGCACTACCAATAATTTCATCTCCAGTTTTTATAGAGTCCGCCCATGTTTTACTTGTAAATAATCCATCTAATGGTGATGAATAAACTTGATCAGATAATCTAGTACGAAGTTTTAAAGGTGCACGTATTATTTCTTGATAAGGTAAATTTTTTAAAGCTTCATTGTATGATTTATAAAACAAAGGTCTTTCACCTTTTGCAAGTAATGCCTCACTATCTGCTAATAACTGTGTATAAAATTTATCTCTTGATACTATATCAGCAAGATCCGTCATGACATTGTAAATAGTATTCTTTGCATTTTTATATTTACCAAACAAAGAATTAAATGCTGCAAGATCTGATTTAGTTTGTATTAAGCCACCCACTTTGTCAGCTTTAAACTTACCACCTGCAGTTATATTTTCACTTATACTTTTTATTTGTACAGCTGAGTCATCTAATATATTAGCTGTGCCGATTGGAAACTGTGGTGCTTGTGTTACTGGATCTTTAGTTACACGTTTTAAAATATTGTTAACAACAATCATAGCGTCGTCTATAGAAAAACCTTTTTCACCATTGTTAATATGATATCTTTTAATTATTTTAGCTACGTCTTCTTTAGCTCCTAGTGTAGGTTTAAATCCATCAAACAATCCCATATTCATATCAAAAATTTTATAATCAGCGCTTAAATTATATTTAACCCTGTTGTTTAATATTGTATTTAATTCATCAACGGCAACGTTATAATTTTTACCTTGCGCGATAGTATTTTTAAGAGCAGCGGCTGTTGTTCTAAAATCAATTCCATTGCTAATTAATTCATCTATGTTTTGTTTGTTAACTCCTAGTTCATTCATAGATTTTCTAAAAGCCTTTAGTGATTTGTCAGAAAAACCTTGAAATACTATTCTACCTTTCTTAACCACATCGTCAGTTGCTAACAAGAAGTTAGAAAACAACTCCGATAGTTGTAAAGGATTCTGTATAGCTTCAGATGCTTTAGTGCTATTTCTAGATATTTTTTTTAACGCATCGTCAAAACTTTTAGCTGCATCATCGGCTGTAATTTTAACTGCACTTTTTGTACCTTCTAGTTTTTGTATACCATCAAATAATTCTTGAGCTTTATCACTTCTAGATCTAAATGGTTTACCCACATATCTGTCGACCCATCTTTCTATTTGTGAATTACTAAATGCAAGATCTTTACCTTTTCCTGCAAGTAATTTAGCTGTTTTACCCACACCATAAACAAATGGTAGAATAGGAAAAGCTAACTCTGTACCAAATTTAAATTTATTATTTAATTGTCTAAATGCATCCTCGTTAGCTGATTTTCTTTGTTCTCTATCTAAACCTGTGCCTAAAAAGTCTAGTGCGTTTATATCTCCAAACGTACCTATGTCCTCTGCTTTCATAACGATTGCACCACCACCAAAACCACCACCAAGCGATACAGCTACAAACTTATCAAAACCATTAGGTTTATTTAATTCTTTTGCTTTTTTACCAGCATTTGCAACTGAAGTTGCAGTCTCATCTAATTTACCATATCTATTAGTTTTAATTGCTGTAACTAATTTTGGTGCTAATTGTCTTGCTTTCATACTTGCGTATTGAATAGCTGGACCTAATGTTTTCATGGCTATCTTACTTCCGCCATATAATTGAAGAAAAGCTTCTGTTAAATGACCAGCAGCTGTAGCTCGGGCTTGTTCTTCAGCCTGATTTTCTATTACACCAAAAATAGTTTTTTCAAATTCTCTGTTAAATCTTTCTGTTAAACTTTTATCTACATCTATACCATCGCCTGTTGCTGCATCATAAAGAAGAGTTCCAAAGTTAATTATACCTTTTGGTATTTTAATACCACCACTAACAACAGCTCCAGTTAGAGACTCACCTAAACCTACTTCGTAATCGTCTTTATCACCCAAACCAATTTTTCTTACCTCTTCAGGTTCTTTTGTAGGTTGTTCTATTTCTTTTGATTCTTGTTCAGCTTCTATTTTGGCAGCTTCAGCTGTTCCAAACAAAGCTATATCTTTAGGAAGAAGTGATGATAACTTACTATATTTATTTTGTTCATTAATTCTTACTTTTATTTCTTCGTCAGATAAACCTTGATCTATAAGTTCTTGTTCTGTTAATCTTGTGATTAAACCATCAACACCTTCTTCACCAACGATACGACTATAAAGTACGCCTTCATCCAAACCTTCTTGAATTGCTTTTCTTTTTTCTTCTGATGGGATAAGAAAATCGTACCAGCTTGGTTCAGCCATGGTCTACTCCAATCCGATAACTTTATTACCTTGTTTCTTAAGGAAAGTACCTTTTTCAATGTCATATACAATATAGCCATCTGGTATTGTTACTAATATAGAACTTTCGTTAATTTCTCCAGTCTCTGGTTTATATTCAGTGCTACCAAAAATGTATTTACTGCTAGACTTTGCTCCAGCAAAAGTTTTGTATGCTTCTGGGTTTGACTCTTTTAAAGCGTTTAAATTGTCATAAAGAATCTCACCTTGTATTCTATCTATTTTAGGAACATTAAATCTGTTTTTTGTAGAATTAATAATACTATCAATATCTGCATCCGTATCTACTTGAGCTTGTTCTGATGGATCTTTTCTTTTTCTAAATTCAGGTAACACTCTGTTAAACGCTTCTTCTTTACTAAATCCACCACCCTCATCTGACATCAAGTATTCTATCTTTTCTTGCAAAGCTATTTTATCGTTGTCAGATAAATCTTTAATAAATTCTAAACCGATTGCTTGTCTTGTTTTCTTTTGTGATCTTATATTACTTATTAAATCAGCTGTAGGTTCTTTCGCTGCAGCTACTATGTTTCCAATAGTGCTACCACCTCCTGTTTGAGTTGCAAGAGCTGGTCCATATTGTAATAAAAATTGTGTTAACGGATCTCCAAGACCTTTGTCAGATCCTCCAAGACTTTCTACTAAATTTATTTTATCAGTGATAGATAAACCTTTAATATCTTTGGCATTACTGTCAGCGTATTGTCCTCTTTCAACAATATTGTCCATGATACCACCACCGGTAGTGCCACCTTTTCTAAACATTGGTCTTTTAAAAGTTTTCATATTAACTAAATGCCCTGTATACTCCGGCTAATGTAGCTCCAGCTCCTAGTGCTGTTTGTAATGGTGAAGGTGAAGGCGATGTCTGAGTTGAGAACTGCGCTGGATATCCAGCTATTAAACTTGTAACACCTTGACCATATTGTTGAGCTAAGTTTAGCGGTTGATTTTGTTGTGCTTGTAATAACTGTTGATTAGCTGATCTAATTGCTTGTTCTTGCGCTTGTTGCTGTGTACCTAATGCACTTAGCGCAGATATCTGTTGACCAAATAATTGTGGAGCTTGTGTAGCTAAAGCTTGTTGTTGTGCGGCTAACGATTGTTGTTGATTGAAAGCATTAGCTGCGGCTGCTTGAGCTTGACCAAAACCAGATTGTAATAACTGAGCTTGTAATGCTGCTCGGTTCCTGTCGCTTGCTTGTTGATACTCAGCTCTTTGAACACCTTCTCTACCACCACCAAATGCACCAGCTCCTATTGCTTGTGCTCTTAAAGATGGTAAACCTTTTGCAGCTTGTACATCAAATTCTCTTAAAGTTTCATCTATGACATCCTTTTGAAACGGAGACATAAATTGTTGATAAGCCTGTGGTCCAACAAATTGACCAGCTTGACCAGCCTGCGTAGCTGCTGTTTGTAAGAATGGAGCAAAAGATCCAAGACCACCTCTTAATGCTTCAGCTTCTTGTGTGATAGCTGATGTAGGAGCCACAAACTGTGAACCCATGACTTTTGATAAATCAGCTGTACGTAAGCTACCAATAGCTTTTTGTAAATCTGCTAAATATGTTTTACCTGCCGCTTCAATAAACGGTGCTGGTAAAACTTGTTGTTGTACTACTTCTGCCATTATACTACCTTACTCTCTAGGTTTTTCATAAGATCATACATTCTTTGAGCACCTTTATTAACACTACCACCACCTGCAGCTCTAACTGCATCAGCAGTAAATACAAATTCGTTGTTTGATAACATCGCTGGGATATCATCTGCTTTTTCTTTTACACCAACTGGCGGTATAAATCCACCTGTTTCTCGTAGATCTAGTTCTTTAACACCCTTAGAATTTACGTTTATTGGTAGACCCTCGATGCCTGATGCTTGTTCTACTAATTCATCGGAACCAAAAGCTCTCATAACTCTACCACCATCAGCCATTTCTCCTACAGGTATTGTTGAGTCATCAGCTGCTTCTACCATAGCTGATATTCTTGTGTCATAATCTTCATCAGATTCATTACCTCCTTGAGGATATAATCTTTTAAACTGAACATTAAGTTGATCTTTTACTTCTGCTCTTCTGTTAGCAAAATCAAAATCTGACTCACCTTCTTGTTGTTCCATACCAGCTAATAAACCAGTAATAATAGAACCTGCTCCACCTATTTTAAGAGCGTTCATAGCTTTATCTCCACCGGTGAAAAAATTACTAATAGCACTAGCACCTGGTAAATTAGCTAAACTAAATCCAGACATACCTGCTCTTTGTAATCCAAATAAATTACCACCACCACCATAATATAATGCGGCAGCAGCTAACGCTGTTTTACCTAAATCTGATCCAACCACATTTTTAACACCTTTAGCTACCCCTTTGACTGCTTTCTTAACACCTTTAACAATACTACCTAAACCGTATTGTGCTCGACCACCATCAGCCATAAATTTTTGCATAAGTCTTTGTAATTCTTCTTGCATCAAATCCATTTCATCTGGAGTTAAGTCTTTATATGGTTTGCCAAATAATTCCCTAGCGATGTCATCATAGTCATCATACGGACCTGGAGCAGAAGCCACTTTCATAATTCCTGTGTCTTTGGAAGAAAACTTATTTTGAAGTCTTTCTATTTCATCTCTAGCTGCATCAATTGCTTCTTGTTGACTCAAACCTTGTTCCATAAATTTTCCAATAAGTTCCATAAATTGGTTTTCGTAATCGTCGTCTATAGTGGCTACTTTAGAAGGTCTTAAATCACCCTTTAGTTTGAGATCGGGTGCCCCTGCCATGAATTCTTTTGCTTGTATAGTTTCTGTTATTGCCATAATTTAGTCTCATTTATATTTGAAAGGCAGGCGTACTAATCCTGAAATATCACACTTTATTTGATTTTTTTACTATCGTCAACCTGTTTTAAGTTGTCAAAGAACCTACCACAGAACTGATGTTCACCTACATGGGTTATATAATCCATAATATACAGATATACTTTACCACCCATATCGGTCCATCTTTGACAAAAACCAAAGTCTTCACCAAAGTAACGCTTGGTGCTTGGATCATGTATCGTGTCAAATAGGTTATAAAAGTTTGGTTTCTTAACTTCTTTACCATTAATATTGGTAGGTTGGAATATCTGTAATTCAGGGTAATGTTTGATCATACCTTCTAATACAGTTCTTTTAATTAACATACAGCCGGTTGGAGCATGTGTTGCCTCTACAATACCACCATTAGAATGTATAGCATTTTGATCTTCTAGTTTAATAGGAAACGTATATCCAGGTCTTCTTAATTGATCTTTGTTTTGAGCCTTATCTTTTTCTTGAAATATCTTATCCCAATCTAATGACTTCATTGGATAAGGGCATGCAATAACATCTTTATCAGCTTTTAACATTGTCTCAATAGTTGCAAAATCAAAGTCAATATCAGAGTCAATAAATAATAAATGTGTATATCCATCTTCATGATTTAACATTTCAGCTACACATAGATTTCTACCTTGTGTAACCAAAGACGATTTCATCAAAGTAAAGCTAACCAATATCTTTCTTAAAAAACAATCTTGTTGAAACTTTAATAATGCTTGTGTGTAGTGAATTGAACACTCACTATGTACAGGTGTACAAACCATTATTCTCCAAGGCGATCTGTCAGCGGGTTCAGATAAGTCTATTGTTTCCACTGTCTTTTGTTCTTCAAACCAAATCGGTTTATTTGGATTTTGCATTAATAACTCCTTTTAAAAACGTTGTCCACTGCATAGCTATTTTGTTCCAGTTGTAATAGATATGTGCGTATCTGGATTGAGAGTCTAAATGATCGTGTATTTGTTTTTGATCTAACGTCTGTGATGCTTGTTCAATACCAAAACCAAACTTTTGTGCTAGTGCTCTATGATTAGAATCATAAGGTATGTACATTGGAAACTCTGCTCCTGTTTCATACAAAGCACCAAAGTCGTCGACAATGCAATATAAACCTGCGGCCATGCACTCTAGTAATGATATACAAAATGTTTCTTCAAAGATACTAGGATACACATACATGTGATAATTCTTTAAATTATCTTTTATGTATTGATTAGGTTTAAAACCAATATAGTTTACGTTGGGTAATTTTTCTGCCTGCTCGTAAAGTTCTTTATATTCATGATCGTTTTGATCATAGAATTGTTTACCGTAAACTTCTGTAGATGAATATACATCTAAAGTAACCAAAGGGTTTTTTACTAATTGCATTGCACCTAATAATACAGACAGACCACGCCAAGGTGTATTTTGATGTATTATCTTTATAGGTTGACCCTTTTGATACGGTTTAGCTTTTTCTATTTTATCAATACCATTTTTAATCACGACACATCTGTTAGTTGGTAATTTAAAATGATCTCTATATTTTTCATACGTCCAGTGTGAATTAAAAACATACCAGTCATACTTGTTATGATTAGCAGGGTTTTGAAACCAGGGAGCTAAGTTAGGTTGATCATAAGAATTTTTTTGCCAAAGTATATTTGGTTTAGTTGGATGTAGTGGTATTTTTTCTGGCACTGAAGTACAAATCTGTACCTGATCTAATAAATTTTTATCTACGTGTTTTTCTAAATACTCGAACTGTAATTCAGTTCCGCCTTTAGGGTTTTGGTTTCTTAATATCATCTACTATCCTTTCCATGATTTTATATGAAGTAATAACCTCAGGTGTCGTAGCATAATCAGGACTACAACATATGAATATTACATCAAATGTTTTTTGTTTTATATAATTAATATTGTTATCAAAAATAAAAGATTTTAAATTTTTTAAATTATCGAGACCAATGTGAATAGAATTAGGATTAGATATCCATGTATAATCAATTTTGTTTTTAAATACATTTGATAAATGAAATAACCAATTTCCTTCAGTTAAAATATCAAGTTCTTTATTGTAATGAAAATCATGATGATGATCTATGTTTATTAAATTATATTCATCATAACCATGAACAAATAATGGATAAATATCTTTATGAGAATATGCAGTTTTTATATTTGTATGATTATAAAGTATAGGTATTGCGAAACTTAAAAGTTCTTCTTGTTGTTTTAAATTTGTTATCCAATCACAATCTATGGATAATATATTAAGTTTTTTTAGTGGTTTCATTTAATACTTTCTGAAAAACTTCTAAACCTTTATTAGTTACCTGTACTGTAATGTCTTGTACAATATCAGGTCCTTCTTTCTTTTCTTTATATGTTTCGCCAGTTTTTGTATTACGCCACGTAGTTATCGTAGTGCAATCAATTTTTGGTAAATTATCCGTTTTCATTCTGTCTATCTATTAATGCATAACTGACAACTACTTCTAGTTTGTTTGCAGTTTCTGCTTGAGCTTTTATAGCATCTCCTTCTTCTAAATTCAAGCCTTGCTCTGTTGCATTGACAGTTGTTGTCCCTGCTATATCTTTTCTAAAAAATTCTATATCTGTGCTTGCAGAATTGTCTCTAAGATCACAGTTTACAGTTACAGCACCAGTGCTATTGTTAGCTATATATACAGATTTAACAATGGCTACAGCAGTCACAGGTATATTTAAAACCGTGGTCATATTTGTAGTAGTCAATATGACACTAGCGTTTTTATAATTTATGCTCATGATAAAAAATAATTAAATGTGTCCTGTTCGTTTTTCAAGTCTTGTTGAAAAGAAAAGTTTAATTGATTTTGTAGTGTAGTTAAAGATTCTAAGATTTGTCTTTGATTCTCTACATCATATTCTTGTTTTGGTTCAGGTATATAGTTTGTTATTTTTGCCATTAATAATCCGATCTTCCTTTACTTGTGCTAGGTGAAAACTGACCACTACCTAATGATGTCCCTGCATCGGTTGCTTTATCGGTGCTAAAGCCACCTTTTTCATTTGTAAATCCTAATTTATCAGCTCGTTCATAAACCTCTTGATTCAACTCCCTTGCTTTTTCAGCTTGTTTTCGTTCTCTTCTTTTTTGAAAAAATTCTGCTAAAGTTTTTGATCGACCAAAATCTGTAGCACGTGCTTTTTGATTTAAACTTTTGACAGTGTCTAATGCACTTACATCTCCCATAAATAAATTAGAACCTGGTACAATAAAACCAAGTATAGCTCTAAATAAACCTGCTAAACCCTCTGCTTTCTTTTTTTCTTTTTCATTTACCACTTGATCTTGAGTGTCATCATCAATGTCAGTTTCTTTTGTTATACCTTCAAATCTTTTAAAATCTATTGGAGGTGCTTGAGTCATGATGCCTGTAGAATAAGGATCTACATTTTGTTTAGCCATATAAGTTGAATTAAAAGATAGTGGTGATGGAGCAACAGATGTAATTCCTAAATTAGGTGATTGCATATTAGAAAAAGGTGTAGCTACTGGAACATTTGTACCTGTATAAAACTGTGGCTGTTGATTTATAGGTCTTTGTTCTACTCTACCTGTGTTTACGTTAAAAAAATATTCCATTATCTTCTTCCATCTGGTTGTGCATCTAATCTTAGTGTGCCATACCTCCAGGTTTCACCTGTACCATCGTTTTCTATCTTAACAGATACAAGTCTTCCTCTGGCTCGAGTATCTACTTTATCAGTAGTTGATGTAATTGTAAAGGGTCCAAGTGGAGAACTAACAGCTACATCGTCTGGATATGCACTAACTAATAAAGTTATTTTAGCATTACCTTGTTGATATTTAAAATCAGGTATAAATCGTCTAACAGCCATAAAAAACTCACCGTCTCCTCGATAATCTGCAACACCTGTTTGTTGACCAAGAGCACTACGTCTTGATGTTATGTCCCAATCTCCAGATCTAATAAATGCAGGAATAGCTGTTGTTGCCGTGCTGTTAACTTGATCTGTACCTTGCTCGTGTTCGTAATAAATACTAGCCCCATATTTATTTGTAATTCCTAATATATCAGGAAATACTGGTGTTAATGTAGAATCATAGTCTGTTGCGTATGGATTATCAAATACACTTTGATCTTGATACGTTGTTCTATCTAGAGACGAAGTTGTCCAACAATTTTCAGAGTAGTTATAAGTAACACATCTATCAATTTGTTCAGATCCATCTTTTGGATAAAACCAATTTACCTCTGTATATAAATTATTTGAACCTGCAAAGATAACATCTCTTGAATTAAAGTTTAATCCAAGATTATCTCCGTCTGTACTAAATACAAAATCTTCTACTAATGATGGTAAAGATTTTACTGTACCATCAAATACAAAAAATCCACCCTGCGATCCCATCCAAAACACTGCTCCGTTTACGAAGGTAGCTGCATGTTGACCAATACATCCACAGTTTGTGCCAACTTGTCTGACACTAAATGTAAATGGCGGACCAACAAATTGAATAACATAAGCAGCAAGATCAGTTATAACAAACACATAATCTTTACCTTGTATAGCTGCTCTTATTTCATTACCAGTATCTAATCTAAAAGTACCAGCTGTATTAGTGGCTGTCGGTGTGTATGTATTTAAATCTTCTTGATTAGAGAATCGTACAAACATCGGATCCTGAGTAGATGGTGTTCCGATTGTAGTTTCTGTTCCAAAATGAAACAAGTGTCTATCTCTATCTGAAACTAATGTAAATCTGCTAGCTGTAGGATTGTTACCTGTTTCAAAATTTGTTGTGGTTAATGAGGCTCTTTGAGCTCTAGGATTAGATGCTCCGGCGTTCCACGTAAATGTTTTACCATTAAATATAGTTGCAACTAATACTTGACCAAAGTTATCAAGACTCCAGTTTCCTGGATCTAAGACCACGTCACTTGTAGCTCTAGCTGTACCCCAAGTTGATGCTCCCCACGTAGCCGTACTCCAACCAAATCCAGTGGTTTGAGTTGTTGGCCCTACTTCAACATACGGATTAACAGTTGCAGCTCCTGCCGCTGTCATACCTGTTCCTCCTTCAGCACGTGAAGCTTGAACAGTAAATTTATCCACGTCAGGTACAGTTAATATTTCATAAACTTGTTCTAATTCTGCTGCTGTAAAATCAGATGCTCCTGTAACCGTAACAGATGAAAGGGTTACGTATCTTCCGACAGCTAAACCATGAGAACCTTTGTTAATAGTAACGGTTCTAGAGGCATTAACTGTTGTCAATGTGCACCCAGTAATGGCTGTATCTAAAGGAGTAATATCAAAAAAATCATTACCATAATAAAGAAACAAACCTTGAGACGTTCCAATAGCAGTATATTTTTCACCTGCAAAACTAGAAAATGCAACTTGAGCTCTAGCAGCTCCAGGTAATGTTTTATTTGCTGATGTTAGTTGTAGCCAACCACCTATTTTCTCTGGTAATCCATATCTAAATCTAACAAAATCACCATCAGTCCATTGACCTTCAGCTCCTGATTCTGTATCTTGTTTATTAAAACCGGGCTTGAATTTTAATTTTTGTAGCATATAGTGCTTTATAGCTTAGTTTTATAGAGAATGAAAGTAGCAATATTATGGACCATTTAGAAGCTATTGTCGAATTAAAAAATATAATAGATCCTACCTTTTGTGAAAAGGTGAAGATGCTTATAGATGTAAAAGCCTCTAAAAAATTAGGGAGTGGAGGTAAAACAGTTAAAAATATACATCGACAAGTAAGAGGATATTCCTTAAGTCTTGATACCCCCACTGATATTTTTTACTGGAATTATATAAAACAAGAAGTGGAAAAGGTATACTACCATTATAAAATTAAATTTCCTCAAATGGCTAGCGATAGAATTAGCCAAATAGATGTTTTAAAATATACACCTGGATGTAAATATGGAATTCATACAGATCATTATTCTTCCACTGCCAGAAGTCTTAGTGTTATTATAAATTTAAATAATGAATACGAAGGTGGAGATTTAGTTTTTACTGATCAAAGAGAAAAAGAAATTAAAAGATTTAAATTAAATGAAAGATCTATTGTATTTTTTCCTAGTAATTTTTTGTATCCTCATACGATTGAACCTATAACCAAAGGAACTAGATATAGTATAGTATTATGGCTGCAGTAGATTATAAAGTAGTAAAAAATTTCTTTACAAAAGAAGAATTAAATATTCTTCAAAAATACTGTTATATTAAATTAGATGAGTTTAAAGATCATGTAATAGAAGATTTTAAAAATGCCGCGTTTTCCCCATCTTGGTATGATGATCCTTTAATGTTAACTCTGTTACATCAAAAATTACCTAGAGTAGAAGTAGAATCTAATTTAAAACTTTATCCTACTTTTACATATTGGCGTTATTATATACTAGGCGGCACATTACCTAAACACACAGATAGAGCAGCTTGTGAAGTATCTATAACTGTCTGTGTAAAAAAATATGATAATTGGCCCATGATTATAGAAGGTAAAAAAATTGAATTAGAAGAGGGAGATGGTTTATTATATGCGGGATGTAGTCAAAAACATTGGAGGCCTGGTATATACAAAGGCGAAGGTATGGCTCAAGTATTTTTTCATTATGTAGATCAAAACGGTCCTTTCAAAAAATATGCATATGATAAAAGATATTTAGTTGAATCTACGAAAGAAGTTAGAAATAAAAGATGAATTTTAGATTTGCAGAATTAGTTGAAACCAAAGAATTCCAATATGTAAGAATTCATAAAAACGCAAATAGAAGTGTTATGAATTGTATATTAGATACTTATAAAGATAATATTGAATATACATTTGGTTTATCTAAAAAACCAAGATTTTGTATTATACGAGATCCTTACGAAAGATTTCTATCAGGTTTAAAATATGATTTATTAATAAATAACGTAGATATAAAAGATATTGATATTAAAAAAGTATTTACCTCTAATGAAAACCATATAAGAAATACTTTAAATGGCACAATAAATCATAGCATTTCACAAATCCCCTATCTAATGAATTATCAGATAGAACATTATATAGACATTGATGATTTAAATTTGTTTTTAAAAATGCATTTTAATCAAACTAAACACTTAAATGCTTTTCCAGAGGAACATAAAACATCAAAATACTATGATATAGAAAAATATCTAGATAAAGAAGAGATTATGAAATATTTACATTTTGATTATTATGTATATAACCATATAAAAAGATCTCCTTTTTTATGGGAATGGCAGCACGGAAAGATATTTTAGATGAATGAAAAGACAGTTAATATAAATAATTTTATAGGTATATATGACAATTATATTACTCCACAAGAATGTAATAAAGCTATTAAGTTATATGAAGATCAAAATAAATTTAATAATACTGTCAATAGAATTGGCTCTGAAAAGGTATCTATACTTCAAAAACAAGATCAACAATTTTTTGCTGGTCCTAATAACATAAGTGTTTGGTGGGAATCACTAAAACCCATGATGCTTAATTTTGATATAGCTTGGAATCACTATACAAAAAATACAGGTGCCGACTCAGCGTTTGGTATTCCTTTTCATTTTACAGATTTAAAAATTCAAAAAACTTTACCTACGGAAGGATATCATGTTTGGCATATAGAACATAATGCAGGGTATCATAATGAAGCACGTGCGTTTGTTTTTTCTATTTATTTAAATGATGTCGAAGATGGAGGAGAAACAGAATTTTTACATTTTTCTAAAAGAGTTAAACCTAAAACAGGTAGAATAGTTATTTGGCCTGCAAGTTTTCCTTACGTACATAGAGGTAATCCACCTTTATCAGGTGAAAAATATATTTTAACATCTTGGATGATGCTAAGATAAAAATGATTTTTAAAGAAATAAGAAAAGCTGTTGAAGAAAATAAGTGTTTACTTTTAAAAAATGCTATACGACTAGAAACCTTTGGCTTAGATTTTAATTTTGATACCATGTTAGCATTATGGGCAAAAAATAATACTTTAGATGGTGTTCATGTAAGATCAAACAAATTTGTAGGTCAGATATATAACGTAAATCAATTATCTATTTTTAAACCTTTTATTAGTTATGTTCACACTAATTTAAAAGATTTATTTGATATAGGTAATTTAGATTTTTTTTATTCTTTAAAAGGTGAAGTAGGACCTTCTCATCTTGATAAAGAACATGTATTAATAATAGGTGTTAAGAATGTTACTTATTATCATTTAGACAACAAAGACTTCAAAGTAGAACCTGGCGATATATTATATATACCTAAGAACTATTTACACCACGCTTTTTCAGCGAGAGAAAGAATAATTTTAAGCTTATCTATTTGGAAAAAAGATTAAGAAGAAGAGTAAGAAGTAGGTCTTGCACCTAATCTAGCAATTTTTTCTTCTTCAGTTTCAGTAGAAGCAATAGTTCCATCTTGATTATAAGTAACAAGTGGACCATCAGCATCCCAATCAGCTTGCATTTTAGCTAAGTGCGCTGCATCCCATCTTGTAATAAACTCTTGGAAATCTCCTAAATTAGCATCTGCGTAACTAGAATGTGGAGTTTCATCTCTGTATTCTACTTGATCACTAACGTTTCCAGTTCCATATTGGATAGCCCAAATGTTTGACCATTTAGCTAATCCCCAAAAGTCATTATCTACAATAGTATAAGGACCAGCAGCATCGCCACTTTGTTTGATGACCATCTTGTCTTCAAATATTACTGTCCATGATGCGTTTGTTGCCATAATTTCTCCTACGTCTTAATTATATAAATAATTGTTAAATAAGGTTGAACAACCGAAGTTGCGTCCCCAGTAAAGTTTGCACTCATATTATGTTGGTGACCTGTACCTGAACCTGTGTTTCCAGTGTTACCACTACCCCCTGTTGTAAAAGTTGGGAAGTTTGGATATTGCGGAGCTCTGTGGTTTGGTCCCGCTACTCCACTAGTGTGGGAGTGAGATGCTAATTGACCTGTTGATAAAGTTGCATTCGCTGTAGATCCTCCAACGTTTCCAGTTGAAGTTACAGTGTTTGCTCCACCTGTTGATGCTAGAGCTTTAGTTCCAGATTTACCTATTGCTACGTTATCTTGTAGATCTGGTAATTTAAAAGTAGTTGCACCATCTCCAGCTCCATAAGTTGTACCTACGATAGCAAATAAAGCTGAGTAAGTTGATCTTGAAACTAATGCACCATTACATTCTAAGAAACCTGATGGCACTGAAGAAGAAGACCACGGCACAATAGTTGCTGTAGGAATTCCTTCGATACCAGTAAGATTTGCTCCGTCGAAATCGTATTTTGTAGCTTCGTAATTTGACATATTCTATTTCTCCCTGTAGCTCCAGCCTGTTGTTGCGTCTCCAGAATAAACTAAACTGAAACCAGCACCTTGCGTATTAACAACTAAGTCTGATGCTGCGTTAGCTATATTAGAAGAGTTTCTACCAACAGTCAATGCGTTACTATTAAAATCATAACCTTGGTCCATAAATGATACTTCATCCCCTGTAGCAGGCGATGCAGGTAGCGTAACTGTTACTGCTCCACCACTTGTATTTACTAAAAGTTGAGCACCAGCTTGAACTGTTTCTGCCGCTGAAACTACTCTCCAGTTTCTTTGCTCAGATAATTTTACAACGTTTGTACCATCAGAATATAATACATAGTTGTTCCCTTCACATAAAAGAACACCTGTACCTGATGATGTTTTAAAAGTTAAAGTATATCCTGCATGATCACATGCGTTTTGCACGTGATAAACTTTTTCAATTGAATCTGGAATAGATACTGTTCTGTTAGCTGCTAAAGTTCCTGTTAATTTAATAACATCATTTTTACCATCTGATAAAGCACCATTAGTAAATGTTAAAGATCTGTTAGCATTAGTTAAGTTAAAAGTTGTAAAACCACCAATAGCTTGTTCTAAAATTAATAAGTTTGTATTTGTAATTTGACCCCAAGTTCCCGAGTTTTCACCGGTTGCTTGTACTGTAAGTTTTAGGTTAGCAGATGTTGA